TTGATCGGTCTGTACCACAACTCGTGTTGCATATTGCAAACTACTCTTATAAATCAGCATTCGTCGCTGACCAAGAAGTCAATCTTGTAGCCTGTCTTACAGAGATTATGTCAGACTGTGAGTTTGATTAATGTCCAATCCATATGATTATATCAACGCAATCAATGCAGGTAAAGACCTAACTAAAGGTGAGTTTGACGAGAAGGGTTACGTTCCATTCATGACCAATCGTCAGTTCTCTTATTTTCAAGATACTGTTCTTGCTGCGAATGAAATGAACGTTCATCATCATGCAAATAAGAAATCTCAGTTTTCTTTTTTTATAAATATTGTTAGACCACAGAAACGATTTGCTAAATGGTCTAAGACTGAACATCACGATGACCTGGAATGTATAGTCCAGTATTTTGACTATAGTTATGAAAAAGCGAAAGTCGTCATGGATATTTTGTCTGCCGAAGATATAAACAATATTAAGAAGAAACTTGAAAAAGGTGGATTGAAAAATGAGTTTTGATATTAATAGTCTTGTGGAAGTGCGACTACGCAATCCTGATGACTTTCTCAAAGTCCGAGAGACCCTTACACGAATTGGTGTAGCATCTAAAAAAGAAAAGACGCTATATCAGTCTTGTCATATTCTTCATAAGCAGGGTCGCTACTACATTGTCCATTTCAAAGAGTTATTCGCTCTTGATGGCAAACCCTCCAATTTCTCTGAGTCTGACATGGCTCGTCGCAATACAATCACAAACCTACTCAAAGAGTGGGATCTAATTGAAGTTGTGATTGAATCGCAGACAGAGAATCCAATCTCCCCAATTAGTCAGATTAAAGTGCTTCCGTTCAAGGAAAAAGACGAGTGGGAACTCGTGGCCAAATATAATATTGGCAAGAAAAAAGACTAACATTCTTTAAGTCATTGATATCAAACAAATCTTTTTTTAAAAATAATGTATTTTATGGGTTGACATTATTATTAAAACGTTATATACTGTGTATATGATGAGAAAACAGACAATGAAAGAGAGTTTGATATGACCAAATCTGAAATCCGTAAACTGATTGCTAAAGAAATTGAAGCGGGCATTAAGATTACTGTATTACCCGCTTCAAAGAAGAAAGTGATGACTTTCCGTAATTCTTCCAGCGTTAGCAACCGCGGGCGTAAGCGAGTAAACCTTGCTTCTATGGGTTACTATGCGGGCCGAGCATAAAAATAACCGAATTGAGGAAATTGATATGACCAATACAGAAATACTTTTTCTTGACGAAGTTTACACAGAAGCTGAAGAGCGTGAAGACCTTATCATCTATATCTACGAGGGTCACAAAACCGCTTTCGGTGTCAAGGGTCGCCACTACGACTTCGATAGCATGAGCATCGAAGACCTTCGTAAGACGGCTGACTACATCGAGCGGTCAATCGAGGAATCGATTGCTGCCGAGCAGGCTGCTGAGGCTCAGGCTCTCGAAGAGTTCAAAGCTCAGATCACTAAGGTGATCGAGGCTGGTGCCGGCAACCGTATCAATGCTCTTCGGTGGATGACGTCCACTGAGACGTTCTATTCGCAGCAGTGTGTTGAGCACTGGGTTTGGAAACAGGGCATCCTGTTTACCGACTACGGTCGTGAACTTGTCAACGAGTTGATGGGCATCGTTCAGTTTAAATCTGAGGAGGCAGCGTAATGTCAAACTTTAAACCTTATGCTGATGAGACAATTGTTTGGGTATCCAACCATCAAAATGGTTTGATGCGAGGAACAGTCAAAGAATCATTCTTCAATCAGGTAACTGGTGAATTTGATTGCTATGAAATTGTTCTCTGGGAAACTGGTGAAGTATGGCTTGGTGCAGACGAGTATACATTCACAGATTATAAAGAAGCAAAAGATGACTACGACCTTAACATGTATTATTACAAAACGAAGTCATTTGTTGATGAGTACGAGGAGTTTTAGATTGTCTGAAAAAACACTTGACTTATTTCTCAGTATAGGTTATACTGTATATAATGATTGATTGATGAGGAGTTTTTGTTATGGATTATACTTACACCACGATGATTGATGTGATTAAGCGTATCGCCGAAGATGATAGCCCTCGTCACATTCGTCGTCAACTTGCTCGTCTGACCTCTGACGAGAAGCGTAAAGTCCGTGATTTGATGGACTATGTTGAACTTGAATTAAGAGAGGTTTAAAGTTTATTCCGTGATAGTTCAGATGGTAGAACAATGGACTGTTAATCCATATGTCCCTGGTTCGAGTCCAGGTCACGGAGCCATTGCCCCTGTAGTTAAACGGTATAACAGTTGATTTGTAATCATCAATTCGCAGTTCGATTCTGTGTGGGGGCACCATTTTTGGAAAGGTGGGAGAGTGGTTTAATCCAGAGGTCTAGAAAACCTCCGTACGGCAACGTACCGTGGGTTCGAATCCCACCCTTTCCGCCAATCAAAAAAACTATTGACTTATTTAATTGGATAGAGTATATTAATAATAACACGAGCGAGTATAAACGCTGTTAAGCCTGCAACGTGTATAAATTTAAGACGCAGGTGGGAATGACGGAAGCCTTCAGTAGAAAGATCGTCGTTGTTTTAAAAACTGAAAGAAAGTGAATATAATATGACTAAGACAGAAAAAGTACTTGCTGCTCTAAAGAACGGCGAAAAACTAACAGCAAAACAGATTGAATCTCGCTTTGGTGTAGGTAATGCTCGTGCTACTGTTTCTGCACTTCGTATGCAGGGGTTTGCTATCTATTCTAACCCAACAACAAATAGCAAGGGTGAGACAAAGAACTTCTATCGTCTCGGTACTCCTTCACGTGAGGTTGTTGCTGCAGGCTACCGTGCTCTAGCGGCAGCATAAGGTAATGCGAGGGGTAGTTTTTTCTCCTTTTCCTACCCCTCGCTAACTTTATATCATGAACATTATTCTTTTTGACGTAGATGGAACATTGACACCAAGCCGTGGCACAATGAATCCAAAATTCAAACAATACTTTTTAAATTTTCAAAAGAAATTCAAAGTGTGTTTTGTTACAGGTAGTGACAACGCAAAGACCATAGAACAAGTTGGTTCCGATGTATTTGCTGCTGCACAATACTCGTTCAATTGTTCTGGTAATGAAATTTACAAGAATGGAAAACTTCAATCCACTACAGGTTGGACTGCTCCAGATACGTTAATTGATTATCTTGAGATTTGTTTGGAGTATACACATTATACAGAAAAGTGTGGCAATCATATTGAGCGCAGACCTGGTATGGTAAACTTCTCAGTTGTTGGTAGAGATGCGACTCAAGAACAACGAGACTTATATTATGAATGGGATAAGAAGCACAACGAACGGTCACAAATTGCTACGGCAATCAACTGGCGTTGGGCTAACGAACTCCAAGCAGATGTTGGTGGAGAAATTAGTATCGATATCTTTCCAAAAGGCAAAGACAAAGCACAGATATTAGATAATTTTAAAAACAAAGACAAGATCACTTTCTTTGGCGATAGAACTGAAGAGGGTGGTAATGACTACACTCTTGCAAAAAGAATTATTGATGAAAGAAGAGGTGAAGTGTTCCAAGTGAAAGTTTGGAAAGAGACTTGGAAAAAATTAAAAAGTATGTATATGATTGACGATGATGTATAAATAATAGTGAGGATGCCTAATGGGTCCTCGTAACATAAATCTCGCTTATTAAGGAGGTAGCTATGACTACATATGATTCAATTCGTAAATTTGACCCATTCTTTGTTGGTGCTGACCGTCTTTGGAGACATATTGATGATCTCCACAGAGCAGCGGAAACACCAGTATCAAAGTACCCACCATATAATATTCTCAAACAGGATGAAGACCACTACTCTATTGAGATAGCAGTGGCTGGATTCACTGAAAAGGATCTTGACGTGACGCTTGAGGATGCAAAACTCTCAGTCACTGGAAAGGTGGAAGAAAAAGATGAAGTTAATCTTCTTCATCGAGGGATTGCTAATCGATCCTTCACTCGGCAATTCACACTTGCTGACACAATTGAAATTGAAGGAGCACACCTCGAACACGGTATGCTCACGATCAGCCTTAAAAACATTATCCCCGATAGTAAAAAGCCTAAGAAAATTGAGGTTACGACCGGAGATAAACTGCTTGAAGTAAAGTCAGAACCAGAACTTCTGACTGAAGAATGAACGAGAGAGGGAGCTTCGGCTCCCTCTTTTTCTATTGACATTTGATTATGAAAGTAGTAATATATCTACATGACAAAATTCTATACAAATGTATCTCGTTATGGTTCCAGCATTGTCTATGTTGGTTATGAAAATGA